TGCGTCTCCTTGGGTTGAACACCCACGGCTGCCCTGTCTCCCAACAAGGCAGCCTAGGCTATTCACTAATGCGAGATAGCGATGTATGCGGATACTCGCGGCGCCTGCATAACACTGTTATGTAGGCTCATGCCGCTAACGCCGCAGGATGTATGTTGCCCATCCGTACCGGCTACGGAATGAGACGCCTAGGTGCTACCGAATACCGGCTTAACATGGCCGTCCCGTCTAACACGGGGTAGTGGCGGCCTTGCAGCCGCCGTCAGCCATCTGTCCACTGGGGATTGTCTAATACCGTTTTCTATGTATCCCGCAGCACCGACTTGTCGCGTCTTCACTCCTTGCGTGTGCAGCCCACACGCCAGCGCGTCATCGCCCGATCAAGTTGTCATCTTGACCCGATCCTCTTCCAGATCGTTTCAGGGGTCATCGACCATAACTAGTCTCGCCCGTCCCGCCTACCAGTCAGACCGCATAACACTGTTATGCAAAACAATGTCGGTATCTGACTTTGGCTTCGCCATTATAGCAAATGTATATACATATGTCAATCCCTCGTGACACCGTAGTGCTTGCCCGTCTGGATGGGAATGATTTACATTCGGGAGATCGAAAACCGTTACTAGGTAACATCTCGTTATGCCGAGCAATGAGCCGATTATGCAGGGGCTGAAGCCGCTGACTAAAAATGCCATTAAATTCTGTGAGTTAGTGGTGAAAGGGGATCGTCCGGTGCAGGCGTATGTGACCGCCTATCGACCTGGAGCGGATTCCAAGAAAACGTCTATACATTCTTCTGCCGCCCGCCTAATGGGCGATCAGAGGGTGAAGCGACACATCGAGGCGCTGAAGCGGAAGAGCGAAAAGGCGTTGCTGGAGCAGAGCATCGGCTTGAGGGAGTGGACGCTCGCCCGTCTGAAAGAGGAGGCGTCGGATCGCGATAGCCCACCGGCTAGTCGCGTGTCTGCCCTCGGGATTCTGGCGAGAGCGTCGAAGTTGGTGGAGAGCGGCAGCGCACAGGTGAACGTCAACGTGGCGAACGTCGTGCGTCCGTCTGCGGAGGTGGAACAGGAACTGGTCGCTCGTCTGTCTGCTCTGGCGTCCGTCAGTCATGTAGCAGATGCGGAGGTCATCGAGGGTGACTTCGAGGAAGTGGACGAGGACGGCGAGGGGTTGGCATAACAATGTTATGCAAAAAGCAAAACGCCCCACACCTTGCGGCATGGGGCGTCGTGCTTGTGGAGCCGATACGGGGTTGTTTTTTACTTAGCGTTGGTGATAGCGGTGGCGAACATAGCGTCAATGCGTGATCGAATCGCGCTTAACTCTACTTTCGTTTTTCCGCTGATAACGTGAGCCAGTGCAGCCATGACATCGGAAATGGTGGCAGCCTGAATTGTCGGCCGCTGTTCCGTAGCCTTGCCAGTAGCCTTTTCAGCCTTACCAGTGGCAGCCTTGCCGGTAGCCTTGCCAGTAGCCTTGCGGCCACCTTTACGCTCTCCGAGTTTGACCCCATCTGGTAGCAGCCGGTTCAGAACCGTGTTCGTTTTTGCCTTTACCTTTGTGGCAAGTGCTTTACCGTCCACGGTATCTCCGAACCGTTGGTCGATTGCCGTGTTGACTTCCTTGCGTCGTGCAACGTAGTCGGCGGCAACTTTGCAGCCTGAGTACAGTTTCGCCACTTCCTTTGTGAAAGTGCCGAATGCTTTTTCAGTCGCGTTATAGGCATTGATCAGATTGGAAACATTGATTTTTGACATGGGAATTCACTCCTAGTTTTTAGTGGTGTTCCCCGTATCGGTTCCAGATTTTTACAGAGCAGGGTAGGCGCTAGTCCTACCAGTCATAAGTATATACAAATGCACTGCTAGTGCAACCCATTCGCTGCATAACAATGTTATGACCACCTAGTGGACGGCTGTGAAATTTCACAAGAGACTGCCCGTCGTCCTGGCACGCGTCAAAGAAATCGACCCCCATGCGTCAAAGAAATACCCGACGCGCGACACCCTACACCCCCGCCACCCCCCGCTGCGCGTGACGGTACCCGCGCACGACCCATACACTGTTCCGCTCATTCCAATATGTTCCTCCCCCCATACCCGTTGTTTTCCCGCAACAGACCCCACCCCCATTTATATTTTTACCCCGCACTTTCTGCGGACATTCCCCCTTTTTTCTCCGCGAGGCAGTGCTAACGTCCCTACCCCCACCCCCTATTTCATTTAACATAATCTGGCACTGCAAAATATCGCGGTGAACTGCCGCAGTATGTTGAATTTATTACTATTTATAACCCCCATTTTACCCCTTGTTTTTCTTGTCAAGGGGGGGTAGCATGCTACAATCGAGGGAAATCCCCCCTAAGAACCCCCGGGTATTCCCATAAAGCAGACATACAGCCATATCTTTTTTTGCAGGGGGTTATGCCTCGGAGCTTAGATAGCTCCTCGGCATGCGGTATTTATCTAGTAAGCCGCGCGCGGTTAAGTAGGCTATATAGTGTTAATGTTCTGATGTTTGCTTAACATGACGAACTGGATACGTTAACGAATAGGCCTTTCTTGAAACTTGACCCGAGTTTAATCAGCAAGATTCATTTGCTGCCTGACACTGAGAAGGCAGCCATGCTGGCGTTGCTAGAGGAATACGAGAAGGCCAAGGAAGTTGAGGCGGCCCAGAACCGCTTCCTCCCCTTCATCAAGACCCAGTGGCCGGCGTTCATCGAGGGCAGTCATCACAAAGTGATGGCGGAGGCCTTTGAGAAGGTGGCTCGGGGTGAATGCAAGAGGCTCATCATCAACATGGCGCCTCGGCATACGAAGTCTGAGTTTGCGAGTTTCATGCTGCCAGCGTGGTTTCTCGGGAACTATCCCAACAAGAAGATCATCCAGTGTTCGCATACGGCGGAACTGGCAGTGGGCTTCGGACGTAAGGTTCGTAACCTTGTAGCTTCTGAGGACTATCGCAAGATATTCCCGGATGTGAATCTGCAGGCTGACTCCAAGGCAGCAGGCCGATGGAGTACGAACCAAGGCGGTGAGTATTTCGCCATCGGTATCGGGGGTGCGGTTACAGGTAAAGGCGCTGATCTGCTGATCATCGACGATCCGCACTCCGAGCAGGAGGCAGCCCTAGGTGATCCGGGCGTCTACAACCGCACATACGAGTGGTATACGTCAGGCCCTCGCCAGCGTCTCCAGCCGGGTGGTGCGATCATTATTGTGATGACCCGCTGGCATCAGCGGGATTTGACAGGCAGGGTCTTAAAGTCCTCGATAGAGCGAGGCGGGACGGATGAGTGGGAGGTCATTGAGCTTCCAGCCATCCTGCCTTCTGGGAATGCGTTATGGCCTGAGTTCTGGAGCCTGAAAGAGCTAGAGGCTATTAAGGCCGAACTTTCGGTTTCGAAGTGGTCAGCGCAGTATCAGCAGAATCCCACTTCCGAAGAAGGGGCGATTGTTAAGCGTGACTGGTGGAGAGTGTGGGAGCGGGAAGACCCGCCGCCCTGTGAGTTCCTGATTCAGTCATGGGACACGGCCTTCACGAAAAAGCAGACTTCAGACTTCTCAGCGTGTACAACGTGGGGAGTTTTTCGATATCCCAATCCGGAAACCGGCGTAACACAGAACAACATCATCCTTCTGGACGCTGTGAAAGAACGCATGGAATTTCCGGAGCTAAAGCGAAAGGCATACGAGATGTACATGCAGTACAACCCGGATGCTTTTATTGTCGAAGCCAAGGCTGCTGGTGCGCCGCTGATCTATGAACTGAGAGCCATGGGCATTCCAGTTTCAGAGTTCACCCCCTCTCGCGGAAACGATAAGGTGGCGAGAGTCAATGCCGTGAGCGACTTGTTCTCTAGCGGCATTGTCTGGGCGCCGCAGACGCGCTGGGCAGAGGAAGTGGTTGAGGAGTTTGCGTCCTTCCCCAATGCCGAGCATGACGACTTGGTGGACTCCTCCACTCAAGCATTGCTTCGATTCAGGCAGGGAGGCTTCGTTTCAATCGAGACGGATGAGCCGATGGAAAAGCTCCCCCGCCGCCGTATCAACTATTACTGAGATTAAGGCGTTAGCAATGTCCACAAATCCAAGAAGAAGCAAGGCAACTTCTAAAAAAGAAGCTCTTCTTATGGAGAAGGCTGGAAAAGAGCTAAGGGAAGGGGTTCGCCAGTCTTGGTTAAAAGGGATGG